TCAGGCAGCATTTTCGAGTGGGGCGGGGCGCCGGAGTTTAAATTTAAGCGATTGCTGGCGTGTGGTATCTGCAATCTTCGTGCGAAATTTCGGCTGGAATGAACCCTTCCTGTTGGCTTCCTGAACAAGACGAAGGTTGCGGGGTGCGCGAAGTAACAAGAGAAGATTGTTGGCTGACTCGCCCTGTATCTGATTTCCAAGTTCCCAACGCTTTATGGAAGCGACACCGAATCCGCTGACGTCTGCAAACTTTTCCTGGGACAAATTATAGCTTTCCCGGATCGCTTTAACTTGGCGAGGTGTCAGGCGTCCAAGGTGTTTGCAAACGGCCTCGTGGCGCAGTTCCTCTGCTTCGTGGTCGGTGTACATCTCACCGCATTCACTACATTCATAAACCGGGACAATCGCGGACAGCAGTACTTGGTCATCGCCTGAGCCATAAACGAATTTTTCTTCGTGTTCTCGAACCGTGACGGCGTTTGCTTCGCAAATTTCACAACGCTGCATCATTTGATCCTTTTTTTCGCTTAGCTCGCCGTAACGTAGCTCTCATGAAAGCTACGGCCGATGACATTATTTGGCCCGAGCTGGAGCTTTATGTAAATGTGGGAAGCTGGTGGGCATCCTTCAACGATAATAACGTAGCCGGTTTTACCGCATGGTTTTGTCAGAGCTACCATCTCGATTTCGCAGCCATCGGCAATTAGCTGTGATATGAATTCCCATGCTGAATCCTCTGTGAAGTACCGAGTTGGATCCCTCGGATCAAGCAATGAGTTAGGCTTCCAATCGGTTGGCTGTTCGTACGAAAAGGTAGCATGCCTCGTGCGTCTGGATCTGCACCTTCGCGCAAGCATCTGCCTAATGGCATCACTGACTTCAACCTCTGCCATCATACCTCTTCATTCCGGCATCAAATGATACTGGCTGCCTCTTGTCAACAAAAAACGATTGAACTGCGAATGCAAAAGTCTCCCAATCACTTCGGAAAAGAGTGCTCGATTCCAAAGGTGCGCGCAACATGCAAACCGCATGTGCTTGTCCAGCTTTGATTGATTTGGGTAGTTCTACTTACGCAATCGGGGAGTTGTGTGTCTTGCTGGAAGGGGGTCGGCGAAGAATTCTAGTCGCAAACTAAATTCACGGTGGGCTAAATACGGCACTCGTTAACCTTACGAGCCGTTGTTTCGTTCCATACGCAGAATCACCGCATCACTAACCAGCTGATCGTCGGCCAGATAATGCTTTTCAAGAACTGAGCGGACTTCCGATATCGTGTGGCCGGAGATGCTGGCGATTTGTTCGACGGTGGAGCCTTCGCGGCGGCGGGCGGTGATGAAGGTGCCGCGCAGGTCGTGGAAGGTGACGCCCTCGATGCCTAGGCGGGCCATTTCCTTTCGCCATGAAGTTTGAAAGCCGTCTTGCGTCCAGGGGCGGCCGCGACTGTTTGTCAGGATGCTGGCCGAGCGGACCTTTCGGTCTTCGGCGGCTTGTTTGAGGTGGTCGATCAGGGCTTTCAGGTCCTTGTGGAGCCTGACCTTGACGCGTTTGCCGGTTTTGCCTTGCCTCAGCGACAGGTGGGTGCCGTCGTATTGCGGCCATTTCAGCGCGAGGATGTCGCCCTGGCGCTGGCCGGTGTAGACGGCGACTTCCATGGCCGCGACGATGTGCGGGTTTCCCTCTCTGCGAACCTTGTCGATCATGGCGTCGGTCCAGACGAATTCCCGTCTTGATCCACGATAGAGTCGGTCTATGCCGGCGCAGGGGTTCTTTTCGATGTACTCGTGCTTGATCGCATAGGAAAAAACCTTGGAGAGCGCGAACAGAAGCTTGTCCGCCTTCCGAGGGTTTTTCGCAAATGATCGATGCCAGTCCCTGATATCGCGCTTCATGCCACGCTGCTGGGTGAGGCGCGCGGGCAGGCGGGGCCATCGCTGCCGGATGAGCCGGAACGCATAGAGGTAATCGCGCTGGGTTGAAGCGGACAGCGCAAGAAAGTCAGGATTCGGCTTTTTCTCGGAGCCGGTGAACAGGTCGATCAGGCCTTCAAGTGTCAGGACGCCATCGGTCGATGCGGTCAGCATGTGCTGCCGATATTCGGCGATGAAGGCGTCCTTTTCTGTTTTAGGATCCGCGTGGATACGCGGGCCGCCGCGCCATGCGTAGAAGTAGTAAACGATCTTTCCGCTGGCCAGTTTCTTCCTGACCTTGTGCACGCCCTTAAGCTCTGTCACGACGTGCATCCTTCTCCCTCCACGCGAAATAGTCATCCAGACTATTCAGGTTTTCCGGTTGAGACCGGTCGACAAGATCGTCTTCCGAATTATTCCCGTTATCTCCGTTGATGACAACCGTGCCATCGGGGCGAACGCTGACGGTGCGGACATCAATGCCGGCGGCTTTGACGGCCATGATGGCGCGCTTAACGGCGTCCAGTGTGAATGGAATGGTTCGGCGTCCCATGGCTATCTTTTCCTCCATGCGTCAAAGTCTTTGACCATTTCGCGCCAGCGCGCGGCGGCTTCGTTGCTTGTGTTCAGTTCGGTTCGGCTTGAAATGGCGAGGACCGATCGCACGCGAGCGGCGACGCGATCGTCTGTCAGCGGTCGGGCGAGGGCGTGCCGGGCTTCCATGAATGCCTTGAAGGCCGGCTCGCTGCATTTCATAGCGCATTCGGCGGCATAGTTCTTCGCCGGCCTGCCGCCTCTCGCTTCCAGTTCCATCTGCAGGCGTTCGATTTCGGTCCGACGTCTTCGGTCGAGCTTGGCCGCTGCGTCGATCATTCGGATCAGATCGGCCGGTATCTCGACATGCTTGAGCAATAGTTCGCGGTTTGAGACCGGGCACGCTTGCGGGATCGTCCCGATGATTTCGGGTTCGGCTGGTTCCATGCTGTCTGACGCCAGGCGGAGACCTTCGATATCAGAAGATACATGGGCGATCGGGACTGCGCTCGCGACCAGTTCGCGAATGCGGCTGAGGCGATCTTTGGCAGAAGCTTGTCTCATCGGATTCTGGGCCTCTCGTTGGAGAGGATTGCTTCTGTTCGCTTGAGGGAGCGACGCATCGCGATACCTCCAATCAAAGAGTAGGCTGTGATCGCAATGCAGGTTCCGCAAAAGAACCCGATGATGTGGTCGATGGACATAAGCTACCTCAGAGCACGATGTATGAAAGATATGCTTTCATATCATCACGCATTAATGAAAGCAATGCTGTCATTCGAGCGCGCGGCCAGCTCCGCGCCGGCGCTAGTCGGCGCTGTTTTCGTGCAGGTTGTTGAGGCAAGTCAGTTTATCGGCGAGCGATCACGCCGCAAATGCGGCCAAGTATCTTCAAGCGATTCAGTTCGACAGTGAAATCCTGAAGGTTTTCGTTGTCAGAGATAATGATCACCTCTGTAGGTGAGCTAAACGGCACACGCTGCAGTCTCTTGATCTGCGGCTCCGATTCTCCGTCGGATATGGCGTAGACAGTGTCGGAAGTCATGGTGTCTTGCGAGAGGTCCACGAGAACACGATCCCCGGGCTGGTAGGTTGGTGACATTGAATCACCGACAACTTCCATGACGATCGTCTTTGCGGGTGAGGCCTTGGCTTCATTTCTCAGGTATTCGATCGGTAGTATCCATTCAGCTTTCACTGCGTGACCGGAAATAGCGTTCTTTCCGACCGGAAGGTTTATTACTTCGCCGACTTGCCCTTGACCGGCACCAAGTTTGCCATCGATCTCGGGGATGGCGCCCTCTTGCGACCCTTGCCAGTGCTCACGGGTATAACCTGCTTCGAAAGGATCATCGTCTGGGCTGTCCGGATCGAATGAAGCAATCGCCAATCCCTTCGGCTGGCCCCGATTATATGCGAGCCAATCGAGGTTCACTTGAGCCACTTTGCATATCCGGCTGAGGTTCTCGATGCCGACTTCTTTTCCGGTTTCCCAATTGCCAACAGCGCCACGCGTGACTGGTGTCCCGTGTTGGCTCAAGAGCTTTGCGAACTGTTCCTGAGAACCGATCTTCAGGATCTCAGATCGGACGTGCCGAATGCGCTCGCCGCGAGCTTTGTCGATTTTCCGTTTGGTCATCATGGGAGAATTATGACCGATGAAAGCTTATCTTTCATCGAAAGATATGCTTGCATATAAATGCAAGAAATGCTTACAAATGCCGTATGGAGCATTTTTGTAAACTCGCGAAGCAGAAGGCAGGCGGGCCGGTAGCCTTGGCAAAGGCGATAGGTGGCGTTTCGCCTCAGGCGGTTTCTCAGTGGAAACGCGTGCCTGTTGGCCGTGTTCTCGAACTCGAACGCATCGTCGGAATATCGCGCCACCATTTGCGGCCGGATATCTTCGGCGCTCCTCCTATGGAGGAGGACGAATGCTAACACCCCGCAAACAGCTATCAATTCAGGCGAAGCACTCGGGTTCTCTCTTACTCGTTTCACCGTCGGCTATTTCCGATCTGGTCTCTGTTCTCGACTTCTCTGGCATAGCACCGCGATCGGTCGGCCGCCGTGAATGCTTCCCCCGAAATCATTCTAAAAACGAGGTGCAGTGATGGAGCGTTTGCTGGCGCAGAAGGCTGTCGATGGCCTGCGCGAGGCTTCCCGCCGTTCGGTCGTGCAGGGCGGCGGACCGGAGCGGTTTCAATATGTGACCAGGGTGACGCAGGGACAGCTTTCGAAATGCTGGACCCATGACCCCAGCCGGAAGACCCAGCATGTGATGGCGATCGACATTGCCGTCGAGGCCGACATGGAGGCCGGCGCGCCGGTGATCGTCGGCGAGATGGCACGGATCCTCGGCTATCGGCTCGTGCGCGATGACGGGGCCGACAGCGCCGGCGGCGGGCTGGGTATCGCCGATATTGGGGCATTTCAGGACGCTTTCCACGCGCTGTCGCAATCCATGATCCAGGCCGTTGCCGACGGCAAGGTCGACCCGCGCGAAGCGGCCGAAATCCTCGAAAAATACGCGAACTTCATGCGGGTTGCCCACGCCGTGGAGAGCAAGGCGCATGGCTGCGAAGGGGAGGGCTGAGATGACCGGCGAAACGCAAAGCCCGCAAGACACGAGCCCCTGCGATATCTCCTTTGTGTGGGGCTTTACCTTTTGCAGCCGCTGCGGCGGCAACGACTACGATGACAGGCCGTTTGCCTGCGTCCACCCGAAAACGAAGGAAGGCACTGAAGCGATGGCGACACGAAAGACGAAAACGGCAACGACGGCGGCCAAGCGGGCAGAACCGCCGCCGCAAATGCAGCGCGAGGACCGGCGCATCGTCGCCGACAAGATTGCCGATGTCTACGACGACGAGGGCTATATCGCACCGTGGACGGATGAACTCGTGGCGCAGGATCTGGGTGTGCCGCGCGCATGGGTGGCGGAGGTGCGCGATTTCATGTTCGGGCCGGCCAACGAGAATCCGAAGCTTGCCGAATACCGGCGCGTCCACTCGGAATGGAAGGCCGACTACGAAAAGTTTCGCTCCGAGTTGGCGGCTCACAAGGCGGAGGGCAAGCGGCTGCACAATACCGCGCTCGATCTGCAGCGCCGTGCCGAAGAAATCGGCGTTCAGCAGAACCGGATCGTTCGGGAGTGCAGGCTGTGAGCGCGGTGAGGATTACCCGAATTCTTTGCCCGCATTGTGCAGGGCATGGCTATCTGGCCGGTGACCGCCGCCGCTGCCCGGTGTGCTGCGGCAATGAGCGGATCTCGGCTGACGATGCCCGTGCCTATGCCATGGCGCAACGGCGCATGTCGGACGCCAATGGCGCCGGCGAACTTTCGTGGCCGCAAAAGCGCAAATGCGCGGCGATTGCCGAGGGCATCTATGAGCTGTTGCAGGAGCTGCCGCCCTGGCGGGCGCACAGGAGGGCGACGGGATGACCGAGCTGCGCGTTCTTGTCGGCTGCGAGACTTCCGGCGTGGTGCGTCGCGCCTTTGCCGCACGCGGGCATGACGTCTGGTCATGCGATGTTCTGCCGGCCGAAGATGGAAGCAACCGGCATATCGTCTGCGATATCCGCGATATTCTCGATGACGGTTGGGATTTGCTGGCCGTGATGCATCCGCCGTGCACGCGGCTTTGCAACAGCGGCGTGCGCTGGCTTTCCGGCCCGCCGAAGAATGCGCCGAACGAGGCGACCCTTGCCGAGAAGCAGGCCTGGCCTGTTCTTTCCGTTGCCGAGCGCCGGACCATCATGTGGCGGCTGCTGGATGAAGGCGCGGCGCTGTTTTCCGCCTGCTGGAATGCGCCGGTCGATCGGGTGGCAATCGAGAACCCGGTGATGCACCGGCACGCCAAAGAGCGGATCGTCAACTATCAGAAGCCGGCGCAGACCGTGCAGCCGTGGTGGTTTGGCAACCGGGCGTTCAAGGCAACCTCATTCTATCTGCGTGGACTGCCGCCCCTGACCGAAACCGACCGGCTGGAGCCGCCGAAACCGGGCACGGACGAACACAAGAAATGGTCGATCGTGCATCGGGCCTCGCCGGGGCCCGACCGCTGGCGGCTGAGATCACGAACATATCCGGGCATTGCCAGCGCAATGGCCGACCAATGGGGCGGGGCGGCCTTGTCGGCTGCCGCTGCCCTCAACGATGTATTGGAGGTGGCGTCATGAGCGAGATGCCGTATGTCCGCTTTTACATGTCTGACTGGCTTTCTGCCACGCGCGGCATGAAGGCGGCGGAAATGGGCGTGTACTTCACGCTGCTGGCGCTGATGTATGAGCGCGGAGAGCCGCTGACCGAGAACCACGAGCGACTGGCGCGGCAGTGCGGCTGCACGAAAAAGGTGTTTTCCCAATACCTCGATGTGTTCCTGGATGACGGCAAAATCATCCGCTCCGGAGGCGGTCTCTGGAACCGTCGCGTGGAAAAAGAATTTCAATTTCGCGAAAAAAGTTCGGAAGACAAAAAACAGGCCGCGAAAAAACGCTGGAAAAAAAGCAATGAAAACAATGAGGCGAGCATGCAGGTGCATAGCACTTGCAATGCAGCTGCAATGCTAAAGCCAGAAGCCAGAGTTAAGAAAGAAAGTGTTCCTAAAGGAACACCAAAGAAATCGCCCAAATCGGTTCTCTGCGATGTGCTGTCGCCGGAGGTTGCCGATGCCGTCATCGAACATCGCAAAGCGCTTCGCAAGAAGCTGACCGTCCGGGCTGCCGAACTGCTCGCACGGCGGTTTGCGCTGATGCCGGATCCGGACGCTGCGGCGGAAACCATGATCGGTCGCGGCTGGCAGGGTTTCGAGCCCGGCTGGGTGCAGGAGCGGCAGCAGGGCGCTCCTCGGGCATCGCCGGCAAAGCCATCACGTGGCGACGAAATCAGGGATCACAATCAGCGCGCTCGGGACAGTTTGCGCAAACGGATGGGACAGGACGATGGCAGCGAAGATCGTAAAATTATCGACATCAGCCGGGGAGATTGGAAGGTTGCGCAAGGCTCTTGAACCGGCGAACGAACGGCAATCCGATATCATGCTCGATGCGCTGATGGACCGTGGCTTTGCCATCCCCGACAGCGTCAACGCCGACAAGGCCGGGCAGTTCTATGCCGAGGCGATGAGGGGCAAGCCGATCGGCGCGCTTCGCCGGGTGTTCGAGAACCTGCGGCTCGGCCGCTATCCGAAATTCCAGTCGTTTCTGCCCAAGCCTGCCGAGCTTTCGGCTCTTGTCGATGCGGCGGCGAAGCATGACCGGGATTTGCTCAGGATCGAACACGAACAGGCGGAGGCGGCGAAAGAACGGGAGGCGGAACGGGCGCGGCGGGACCTGACCCCGGAAGAGCGCGAGCGCCGCCGACGCAGGGCAAGAGCCGTGCGAGAGATGATCGGCACTGCGACCAAGGCCCAGAAGGTGGAGGAGAGCGAGGATGACTGAGGCTGAGAACCGCAAGGCCGTGCGTCGGGCCTTCCTGAAGTTCTATCGGCAGTGGCCGACCTTTGGTGACGACAGCGACGAACGGGCGTTTACCGAATGGCAGGCGCTGCAGCCGGAAGAGCGGCAGGCTGCCGATTCCATGCTTCCGGGCTTTCTGGCGTTCGAGGCGATGAACGGTCGGACGGTGAAGTTCGCGGCCAGCACCTATCTGCGGGAAAAGCGCTGGACGGCTGTTCCGGAGGGCATGGAGGGCGCGGGCGGTTCGGTGATTGCTGCGACCTTCGGCAAGGCTTGGATGGCGGAACGCTTTGCCCGGCTTGGCGAACCGTGCGCACGGCTGCCGGCGCTGACGCGGTTTCAGGAAATGGAGATCGCTGAAGGGCGGGCAGACCGCAAGGCGCTTTGGCGTGAACGCATGGCCAAGATGGGCTGGACGTCCGTCAACGCCATGAACGATCAGGCGGTCCGTTTCCCCGGCAAAGGCATGCGGGTTTCCGGCGAGATCGCGCTGCTTGGTGCTGACTTCGAGGCGGTGCGGGTGGGCGGCGATCAGTGGGCGGCTTGGGAGGCTGAGCATGCGGCGCGCGGCTGGCCGTTTCTGCCGGAGATGGGGCGGGTGGAATGGGTCTATTTCCCGCCTCTTGGGGCCGGAACACCGGGCGAGGCGCTGGAGAGGTTCTTCGGCAGACTGGACAGGGCGAAACAGGTGGAGGCGGCTCAATGACGGAATATCGGAAGATCGGAACCTCTGTCGATCTGGCCTACGGCCTGAAACTCGAGGATCGGCTTCGGTTGATCCGTCTCTCCGGCCGGTCGGCGCTGGCCGACGAGGCGGCGAAGGAAGCGCCCTGGTATGTGCTGCAGGTGATGACCGGACGGGAGCAAGCCGTTTGCGATGCGCTGACGGAGTGCGGCGCCGAGGCGTTGTCTCCGACGCGAAAAGGGCCGAAGCGGCGACGCCGGCACAAGGTTCTGCCACCGCAGGATATCCCCCTGATGGCCGGCTATGTGCTGGTGCGGTTTGCTATGTCGGAAACGGCGGTCAGCGCGCTGCTGGGCTTCGAGCATGTGCGTGGAATGCTCGGCGGATGGCTCAGCCCGTTCGCGCTGGAAAACGACCGGGTTGTCCGGATCATGCAGAAAGCCGGCGATGGCCGGTTCGATTGGGAGCGGGTCCCGAAGATCGTTGTTGTTGCCGGGGAGCGGGTGCGCATCGGCGAGGGTATGTTTGCGGGACTTGAAGCCGACGTGGTCACTCCCAACAACAGGGGCAAGGGCGACGTGGTGGTCGAGGTGGATATGTTCGGACAGAAAACGCCTGTAAATTTGCCTCTTGCAATTCTCGAAAAGTTATGAATTTTATAGAGTCATTGGTTGATTCGGTTCTCAGTGACCTTCGCTCTCGCGCCCGAACCCCGCCCTCACGACAGCCGATCGGCAGATGCGATTGAGGGCCAGTGCGCAAGCTATGCCTTCTTCAGAAGTTGAAATCATTTTTAGGGACGGGTGCTGTTCCTTTCTGGCGGATCGTATAGGCGGTCCGCCTTTTTGCGTTTAGGGCAAAAGGGAATTTCGCCAAGCACGTCGCTTACGCCGAAATGTGCATGACGCCTCTATACCTTAGTTCTGATGCCGTACCGCGTTTCTCGCCATGGCCGCAATCAAATCTGTCCGGGTGACGATACCAACGATTCTGTTTCCATCAAGAATGGGTACGGCATCGACTTCACCGTCTGCCATCATCGGAAGTAGCGCAGCAATCGGTGTATCGGACGAGGCGTGTGGCCCTGCTGTGGCCATGACGTCTCGAGCCAACATGTCCTCCTCGGTGTTTCGTCCAAGCATCTGGCGGAAGCTCTTCATGAAACTGTTTTGACCGTTCAATGCCGTTTTGCTCGCGCGTTTGATCAAGTGTATCTGAAAAATCACACCGAGGAATTCCTTGTTTTCGCTCACGACAGGCAAAGACGTAAACTTGTGGTGTTCGAAGAGGTCGGCGACCTCATCCAGCTTGGCGTCAGGGCCGACCGTAATCAGGTCACGAGACATCACGTCTGATGATTGAAACGGCGCTGTTGTGTGGGTGGAGGCCTGAAGCTCGGCAGCCCCGATCAATCGTGCAAGATCTTCAACGCCGAGGTTGAAAGACTGGCGGTATCGCTCCAAGATTTGTGCCAGTTCGCTTTCTGAGAGTCCCAACCGTTCGGATGGGTTATGATCACCAGTCCGGTGTTTGCTTTGATCGTTGAACTGACGAAAAGGGTAGTGTCGCCCGGTGAAATGGGCATAGGCGGATGCTGCACAGACGAGCGCAGCCGTTCCGAGGGCGACTGGAGTGAGGGCGAACCAAAATCCCAGTTGTTCGACGGCGTCCGCGTTTAGTACTGCCGTCATTGCGACAGCGCCTGCTGGCGGATGCACTGCGCGGCAGAACATGGTCACAATGATTGAAAGGCCAACTGCAAGGGCGACCCCCACTGCCGGGTTCGGGACAAGCATACCAACGATTACGCCGATAACGGCCGCGATCGTATTTCCCATGATTGCAGACCATGGCTGTGCCAACGGGCTGTTCGGGACTGCGAATAGCAGGACAGATGTCGCGCCAAAGGGAGCGACCAGGTAGAGCCCAGTCGTCAAATCAATAACTGGCGACAAGACAAATAGCCCGACAAGACCCAGACCGATGAAAGCGCCGATTCCAGCGCGAAGGGCTTCTTTCCAGGAAGCTGGAGCTATGACAGGCCCGAACGAACGAATGAACTGCAAGTAGGACGCTCCCGATTTGCCACAATCACGGAATATTGGTTCTTGGAGGCCATCTTGATCGCGAGAAGCGCAAGAGGACCTGGGAGCTGGCTTATCGAACAGAAACTTGTAGTTCGGCAAGTTCCCGATTTTGCGCGCTAAAGCGGAAAGTTAGAAATTACTTGCCCTCCATCGAGTGGTGCCCGGAAGCCGATATTGGGGCGGGTCGCGAAAACGGTCCGCCTTTTTGCGTTTAGGGCAAGAGGGAAATTCGCCCATGCTCTCCTCCCATATCGACATCGACCTGACGCGCTTCGAGGCCAAGCTGACGTCCGCGCAACGCCGTGACCTGCCGAAGGCGGAGGCGCTGGCGCTGAACTGGCTGGCCTATGACGGTATGCGGGATGTGCGGGCGAAGATGAAGATCGTGTTCGACCGGCCGACAGCACGGGCTATTCGCGGGATCGTCTATGACAAGGCGAGCGAGCGCAATCCGGTGTCGGCTGTTGTGGTCGGCGGATCGGGGCGCAAGGGCGGGCTGCCGGCTGCGGCCTATCTCGGCTCGGAGATCCATGGCGGCATGCGCCGGCACAAATCCTTCGAGGAACAGCTGATCGGCCGGGGGCTGATGGCGCGCAATCAGGTGGCCGTGCCGGCGGATCGAACACCACTCGACCGCTATGGCAACATGACGCAAGGTTTTTTGAACCGCGTGATGCGGGATCTTCGGATCGACTATCGCGGGGCAGGGGCAACGCGGGTTGCCAGCGGCTCGAAACGGCGCAAGCGCCGGGCAAAGCCGAACCAGTTCTTCGTGCCGCAAGGACGGTCGGACCTGTTCCCGGGCGTCTGGTTTTCCGGGCGCACGGAACGCGAATTCTATCCGGTGATCCTGTTCGTTCGGATGACGTCCTATTCGGAACGCCTGAAGTTGAATGAGATCGTCGCCGACCTGGTGCGGCAGAAGAAGGACCGGACATTCCGCCGGGCTTTCAAAAAGGTCTTCCCGAAGACCTGACCTCAACGCCATTCGATATCGCGACGGGTCCTTCCTGGGGCCCTTTGCCACGCGGGTATTTGGCACCGCGCGGGTTCGTCAGTCTGAGCCCGAAACTCAAGCCTAAAGTCCAAGCCTAAATTAAAGTCAGAGGTGAGTTTAGCCACCATGGAAACCATGCCGGACAGCATGAGCAAGGCCGAGTTTGCGGCCCTGATCTCGGTATCTGCGGGCCGCGTCTCGCAATATCTGAGCGCCGGTCAGATCCATGGCAAGGCGATTACGGGCGAGGGGCGTTTTGCCCGCATTCGCCCCGATGTCGCCATCGGCCAGCTCGGCCTCACCATCGATCCCTCCCAAGGGTACGGCGCCAACGGAAAAGCCCCTACAGCAACATGCAAAAAACAGGCTGATTTCCCGCGTGCCGAGCGCCGGGCGAGCGCGGCGGCGGAATTGCCGCTGCGCTCGCCTGCAGACGATCCTGAGGAGGAAGACCTTGCCGAGCAGCTCGCCCGCGAGCGGCTGCAGCAGCAGCGATACAAGACCGCACAGATGGAGCGGCAGGAAAAGGCCGAGGCCGGGATCTATACCCGCACCGAGGATGTGCGCCGCGAGATCGGCCGGGCCTCGTCGGAAGCCTTCAAGGTGATGGAGCAGGGATTGCCTGATCTGGCAACAGCCGTTGCCGAAGCCTTCAACGTGCCCCAGCGCGATATCCAGAAGGCGCTGACGCGCAAGTGGCGCGAGATCCGGGTGAAAGCCTCAGCGGTCTTTCGCGAGGATCGTGATGCGACGCCGGAGATGATCGAGGAAGAGGCGGGCGCCGAATGACTATGCTGTTCAATCCGGAGCGGCTGATGTTCGAGGCTTTGGCAAACGCCTGCGAACCACCGCCACCGGTCGACTACCTTGGCTGGGCCAAGAGCAATATCGTGTTCTCCGAGCGCATCTCGGCCTTTCCGGGACCGTACCGGGAAGACATGTTCCCGTTCTTCTCCGAGATCCTGCGGGCGCTGTCGCCGGACGATCCCTGTTCTATCGTCACGCTTTCGAAGTCGGCGCAGGTCGGCGGTACGGTGCTGGCGAATATCTTCCTGCTGGGCACGCTTGACCTAGACCCCTGCGATTTCCTCTATGTCCATCCGACCGAGGAAAACGCCTCGCGCTGGTCGAAGACAAAGCTGATGCCGCTGCTGCGCGAAACGGTTTCTGTGCGGGTGCTGTTTCCCGAAGCCGGTCGTGATGGCGGCAATTCGATCCTTTACAAAGAGCGCGTCGACGGGCGCGGCGCGGTGCAGGCGGCCGGCGCCAATTCGGCGGCCGGTCTTTCGATGATCTCACCGCGCGCCCAGGTGCAGGATGACCTGGCCAAATGGGTCTATAACGAGGCGGGGGACCCGGAAAGCCAGGCCGACAGTCGCTCGAAGGCCTTCTTCAACCGCAAGGTCTTCAAGATCTCGACGCCGCTGATTGCACCGGGCTGCCGGATTACCGCCAATTATCTCGCCGGCACGCAGGAACGCTATCATGTGCCGTGCCCGCATTGCCATGAGCTGCAGCCGCTCGAATGGGAGAACATGCGCGATCACATCGATCCGCAGTATCCCGAACTGGCGCACTTCGTCTGCGTCCATTGCGGGTGCGAGATCCACGAGCATCATCGCCAGTGGATGGTCGATCCGGAGAACGGTGCGGAATGGGTGGCCAAATATCCGGAGCGTGCGCGTTATCACCGTTCGTTCCATGTCTGGGTGCCGTATTCGCCGCTGGAAAGCTGGGAGGCGATTGCCCGGGCCTGGCTGAAGGTCCAGTCGGGTGGCGCTGACGACAAGGAAAAGGGCGCTGGCGCCGAGCAGGTGTTCTTCAACGATACGCTTGGGCTTGCCTATGAGGCCGACAACAAGGCGATTGCCTGGGAGGACCTGCGCGACCGGGCCGAGGAAACCGGCTTCCGGCGCGGCGTTGTGCCCGGCGACATGCTGGCGCTGACGATCGGCATCGACGTCCAGGGCGATCGCGTCGAATGGCTGCTTCGCGGCTGGGGCCGCAACAAGATGAGCGCGGTCATCGATTACGGCGTGATCGACAACCGGGCGGGTAGCCACCTGCCGGGCTATCGCGAGCATTCTGGCCATATCTCGGAACATCAGGTCATGGAGGCGCTTGACCGGCTGATTGCCAAACGCTGGCCGGATGAGAACGGGCGGATGCGCGATGTCGACCGGGTCGCGATCGACGGCAATGCCTATACCGAAGATGTCTGGTTCTGGGCCCGGCGTCATCCGCGCTCGAAAGTGATCATGGTGCGCGGCGACAATCGTGATGCCGCGCCGCTCCTCAGTCAGGTGCGCGAATACGACAAGCGCGGCCGGCCGAAGAAACAGAAATGGTCGACGCGGTTCTTCAACTTCAATGCTTCGGTGATGAAGATGGGGCTCTACCGTGACTTCCGGAAGGATGATCCCGAACAGCCGGGCTTCATCAGCTTTGCCATCGGTCTCGGGGACAATTTCTATCAGCAGGCCACATCCGAGGTCCGGATCAAGGAAAAGGACCGCAACGGCTATCCGCGCTGGGTGTGGAAACTGCCCGATGGGCAGCGCAACGAAGTGCTCGACATGCTCAACCAGTCCCGGGCAGCCGCCATCCGGCTCAACGTGCCTTACTGGACGGATGAGGAATGGGATGCGCGGGCAGAAGAGCTTGCCCGGCAGGAACCGGAAGAACAGGGCGATCTGGAAGACCTGATCGGCAGCCTTGCTGTTGCAGTGAAGGCTGTCAGTGATCCGGGCAAGACACCGGAAGAAAAGCCAACGCCTTCACCGGACGCGCCCGTTTCCGACCGCGTTGCGGCAGCGATGCGCCGGGCCGAGCGGGCCGCGCAACGTACTCGACCGGGATAACAAGAGGACAGATATCATGCCTTCGACAGACGAACGGCTGACGCTGGAGACCCGGCTCGGCGATGCGAAGCTTGCGCTTCACAGGCTGGAGATCGGCCAGAGCGCGGTGACGCTGTCCTATGACGGCGAGAGCGTCACTTACTCGGGAGCTGATCGGTCATCGCTGCGCGCCTATATCCGCGACCTCGAAACAAGACTGGGCTTTCGCCGGTCATCGCGGCCGCGCGGGCGGGGAGTGATCTTCGGATGACAGTGGAAATCCTTGGACCGGACAGCCGGCCGCTTGCCGCCGATGTGCGCAATGCCGCTCGCCTGCAGGCCGCCCGCAACCGGCAAATGGCCGCGACCGTGTCGGGCGAGGCGGTGACGCGGGCAGCCTATCAGGGCGCCTCCTATGATCATCCGAGCTTTGCCGGATGGAAGGCCGGCAACTATTCCGGTCAGTCGGCGCTTTCCTTCTCGCGCTCGACGCTGGTTGATCGGCTCAACGATGTGGCGCGAAATGACGGTTGGGGTGCGGCCGGCACGTCGCGGCTTGTCGACAACATCATCGGGGCGGGCTGGAAGCTTGCTGCCCGGCCGAACCACACGACGCTGAACCTCACCTTCGATCAGGCCGAGGCGATCGCCACGCAGATCGAGGGGCTTTGGCGGGACTATACGCAGGACGTCGACATGTGGTGTGACGCCGAGCGGACGAAGAACATGGCCGGGATCCTCGGCCTTGCCGCGCGCAATCGCTTCGGCCCGGAAGGCGAGAACTTTGCCGTCATCGTCTGGCAAGAGGATGCGCCGCTGTTTTCCACGGCGGTGCATATGATCGATCCGGCCCGGTGCTCTAATCCGAAGGGCATGCTCGACGGCGAGTATCTGCGCGATGGCGTGGCCATTGACGGTTATGGCGCACCGGTCGGCTATCACTTCCGCAAGAGCCATCCCGGCGATGTCTATGCCGGCAATACCAAACTCTGGTCCTGGGAATATGTCAGCCGGTCGACCGAATGGGGCCGTCCGGTCGTGGTTCATGCTTTTGACCCGAAACGGCCTGGCATGACGCGGGGGGCTTCCGACTGGGCGCCGATCATGCGCTCCATCAAGCAATCGACGGATTACGAGGATTTTGAAAGTCAGGCGGCGATGCTGAATGCGATCATGGCCGCCTTCATCGAAACCCCGTTTGATCCGGAAGAGATGATGGCAGCACTCGATGCCGATGGCGGCGAGGGTGCGCTGGGCAGGATCTATGGCGAGATGTCGGAAGCCCAGAAGGCTTATTATGGTGCCGCCCCGATCAGCTTGCCGGGTGTTCGTGTCAACACGTTGTTGCCGGGCGAGAAGGCCAATCTGACCAAACCAGAGCATCCGAACGCGAACTTCGAGGTGTTCGTCAATGCGGCGCTCCGCAAGATCGCCTCGGCCGTGGGGCTGACCTACGAGCAGCTTACCATGGACTGGAGCCAGGTGAACTATTCCTCGGCAAGGGCGGCACTTCTGGAAATCTGGCGCGGCTTTACGGCCAAGAAGAGCAGTTTTGCGGCCCAGTTCATGGCGCCGATCTATCGGGCATGGTTGGAGGAGATCTTCGACAAGGGGCTTATCGAACTGCCGGCAGGCGCGGTCCCATTTGAGGAAAACCCGGCCGCGTGGTGTCATGCCGACTGGATCGGACCGGGACGCGGCTGGATCGATCCGCTCAGGGAAGCGCAGGCCGCCGGCGAACGGCTCGATCGGAAGCTGACGACGCTGCAGCAGGAGTCGGCCGAACAGGGCCGGGACTGGAAGATGGATGCCGACCAGCTGGCCCGCGAGGCCCGCTATTATCGCAGCCTTGGCCTGAAGCATCCGGCGGAAATGGAAAACGGCACGACCGGCTCCGATGGCGGTCCGCAATTGGATGAGGCCGACCAGGACACGGAGATCGAGGAAGGCGTCAACGGGCGGGGCGGCAATCGCTCCGCCCGGCGCCATCCACTCGGCATTCCACAGATCGGAAGGCAGCCACGATGAACTATCCCGAAATCGCCAGTCGCATGTTCAACACGCCGCTGATGCTGCAGCCGGCCAAGGCCGACACGATCGCCCGGGCCTTTGCTCCGCGCGTCCTCGGTCTTCCGGAAGCAGATGGCGGGCAGATGGGCCTGATTGGCGAGAAGCTACGCGATGACACCGACATGTGGGGCGAGAAGACCTATCGCGGTGTCGATCGCCCGATGGAGGGCATCGGTCTGATCGAGATCGAAGGCTCGCTGGTCAACAAGGGGCGCTGGATCGGTAAATCCTGCGGCATGACCTCCTATGAGGGCATCGGTATCCTGGCCGATGACTGCCGGGCGGATGACAGTATCCGGGCCGTCGTCATCGAGGTCGACAGTTTCGGCGGCGAGGTGACCGGCGCCTTCGATTGCGCGGAGAAGCTCTTCGAGCTGTCGCAGGTCAAGCCGACGATCGCGGTGCTGACGGATCACGCCTGTTCGGCCGGTTACCTTCTGGCCTCGGCGGCTCGGCAGATCGTGCTGCCATCGACCGGGCTTTGCGGCTCCATCGGCGTCGTCTCGGTTCATGTCGATGTCAGCGGCTGGCTGAAGAAGGAGGGGCTGAACGTCACCATCCTGAAGGCTGGTGCGCACAAGGCCGATCTCAACCCCTACGAGGCCATCCCCGAGGATGTGCTGGCGCGTGAGCTTTCCGAGCTGGAAGAGCTGCGTGTCGAATTCGCAGAGACGGTTGCCCGGTTCCGTGCCGAGCGGCTTTCGAAAGAGCAGGCGCTTGCCACGGAGGCGGGCGTCTATCGCGGTGCAAAGGCAGTGTCGGCAGGTCTTGCCGATGCCGTGGCGCGTCCCTCGCAGGTGCTTGCTGCCTTCGGGGCTGAACTGGGCCGAGCGGCCTGAAACGATCAACCAAAAGGAAATCGATATGTCGAATGTCACGCGCGGCCTGTCCGCAAGCGTGCTCGCTGCCATGCGCGGCGGCAGGGCCGGAAACCGGATGGAAGACGATCCGGAAAAGGAAAACCCGGAAGACGAACTCGAAAACGGGAAAAAGGACCCCGAGGCCGAGGCGGATGATCCCGATCCGGACGCCGAAGGCAAGGGCGCGCCCGGTGATAATCCCAAAAGCGACGATCCCGAGGGAGAAGACGAAAAACCTGTCTCGGCGACCGCCTCGGCCCGCGCCGATGAACGCTCCCGGATCCAGGCGATCCTGATGCATCCGAAGGCCTCGGCCAATGCCGAGCTTGCCGGTCATCTCGCGTTCTCGACGGCCTATTCGGCGAAAGAGGCGAGCGCGATCCTCAATGCCTCGACGCCCTCGGCTTCAACGGACGGCAATCGCCTTGCCGGTCGCATGGCGGGCAAGACCCCGAAGCTGGGCGCCGGCGGCGCACCTTCTGCGCAGTCTGAACGCAAATCGCTGCTGGCAGCTGTCGGCGGCGCCATCAATGCGCGGCATGGCCGCCGTAACACCGGAGAGTGAGACCATGGAAACGGCAAGCTTTGCCCCCAATGACCTGATCGTCGGCGACGTTCCGGTCGTCACCCGCACCGTCACCATCGCGGGCGGCCAGGACCTGAAGCGCGGCGCGGTGCTTGGCGAGATCACGGCGAACAGCAAGCATGTGCTGTCGCTCGCTGCCGCCAATGATGGCTCGGAAGAGCCCGCCTGCATTCTTGCTTTCGATGTCGATGCGTCGGGCGGCGATGTCGAGGCGCAGGCCTATTTTGGCGCGGCTGTCGATGCCGCAAAGCTCAGCCTTGGCGCCGGGCATGATGCGGCAAGCGTCGACCAGGCCTTCCGCCGCAAGGGGGCCGCCCTCTTCGTGCGCAGGCTCGACTGAGCCCTTCCCGTCATCCCTGAAACAAACAGGAAATCAATGCCATGAGCGACCTTCTTCTCAATACGGCGGAACTGGTGACGGTTCTGCCGCCGCGCGACCGGCCGGAAGCCTTTCTGCGCAACCGCTACTTCTCCACCACGGTTCTCTCCGAACAGGAGGAGATCGTCTTCGATCGGATCCTGCCCGATCGCGAGCTTGCCCCCTTCGTCCATCCGGACGTGCCGGGCAAGGATGCGGCCAATCGCGGCTTTACGGCGACCAGCCTGAAACCGGCCTATGTGAAGCCGCAGAACACGCTTCGCCCGTCCGGCAATCTCATCCGCATGCCCGGCGAACAGCTTTCCGGCGCGGTCTCGCCTGAGCAGCGCTATGCCTACAATATCGCCCAGATCCTCGATGATCAGGACATGCGCATCACACGGCGCGAGGAATTGATGTGTTCGGAAGTCCTGCGCACGGGCCGGGTGATTGTCGAGGGTGAGAACTATCCGACCCAGACGGTCAACTATCAGCGCGCCGCAGAACTGACCATCGCGCTTTCGGGCGCTGCCCGCTGGGGCGAAAGCGGCGTCGACCCGTATGACGATATCGAGGACTGGATCGACCTTCTGGCGATCACCGATGGCTTTACCGCGCGCGAGGTGACGCTTGGCCCGGGGGCGGCAACGTTGCTGAAGCGGTCCGAGCGCTTCCAGAAGCTTCTCGACAATCGCCGGCAGGCCTCCGGCTCCATGGAGTTCGGCCCGGTCTCGACGGGCGCCGAAGGCAAATATTCGGCGGTGCTCGGCCAGATCGGCGAGATCACCTTTCTGCAGTATTCGCAGGGCTATACCGCCGGCGGCGTCAAGCGCAATTTCTGGCCGAGCTATGGTGTGGGCATTCTCGATCCGCAGGGCTTCATGGGCCACTTTGGCTATGGCGCCATTCTCGATGACCAGGCGCTGGTGCCGATGGAGCGCTTCCCCGACATGTGGCGGGAGAAAAACCCCTCGCGCACCATCCTGCAGACGCAGGCAGCACCTCTGCCGATCGCACCAGAACCGAATGCCAGCCTGTTTGCGCTCGTGCGCTGATCAGGACCGGGCGGCGTAAAGCCGCCCACCTCAGTCAGAAAATTATGGAGCAAAAACAATGGCTACAACGAGAAAGTTCAATACAACGGTGAAAATCGGCGGCAAGACCTATGCGCCCGGCGAGGATGTGCCGGTCTCGAAGAACGGTCTGAGCGAGGCCGATGCCGACAATCTTGAGAGCGTGTTTGGCAAATGGCGCAAAGAGGCCGACACGGCAGTCGACAAACGCATCACCGCGCTGACGGAAGAGCGGGATGCTCTCGCCGATCGTGTTGCGGCCCTGACCAAAGAACGCGATGCGCTGGCTGCGAAGACCGATGGCGGCGAGGACCTCGCCGAACTGACCGAAAAGCTGGAGGCCGTCACCGAAGAACGCGATCAGCTTTCCGAGGACAATGCCACGCTGGCCGACGAACTGAAGAAGCTTCAGGCGGCGGCCGACGACGACACGGCGAAGGACAAGACATGAAGATCGAGCGGCCGGCGATCTTTGCCGGCATGGGCGAGGCCTTCGCCGGCACGTTCGGCAATGTCGATTGCCGCTTCACCATTGCCGGCGCCGTGCTAGCGGATCCGGTGCGCGGCATTCTGCGGCAGAAGCGCGAGCTCGAGCTTGCCGATGAATTCGGCCGGCAGGATGTCGAGGCGATCACCCATGTGCTTTCGGTGCCAGCGGCCGGGCTTGATGAGCTCGAAGGCGAGCGCGACAGCGTCACGATCGACGGCACGACCTACGGCATCCGCAACGTCACCGATGACGGCCGCGCCATGCTAAAAATCTGGCTGCGAGGTGATATCTGATGCCGCATCTCCGAACGCAAATCTTCGATGCGATCCTCGCCCGGCTTTCCGCCATTCCGGAGTTTGCCGGCGAGGGCAAGGTGAAACGGGCGCGCACCAGCGCCATTCGCGAAAGCCTGCTGCCGGCGCTGACCATCACCTGGGCCGAGCATCAGGAAACGGCGGAAGTCCGGCCCTGCGCTGGACCGAACGGGGAGGTCGGTTATGACCGACGTCTGCCGATCGACGTGATCGCGCATTTCAAGGCCGAGGAGCCGGATATCGAATTTGACCGTATTGCCGTTCTGGTCGAGACCGCGCTCGGGCAGGCGATCAAGCTCGACGGGCTGGTGATCGAACTGACGCTTTCGGAAAGCCGAAGTTTCATTGATCGGGCAACCGGGATCGCGCTTGGGGTCGGGGCCCTGACCTTTGTGGCGGAGTACAAGATCGTGGCGGGGGATCCGGGGGCTGGCGCGCTTTGAAGCGCGTTTCTCAGTCCAGGCCACCGTAAAGGGTCGTTATCCAGACGATGCTGCCTGCAAGCCAAATCAGACCTAGCCACGTGAGCTTGCGACTATCTTCTGTTTTCATCGCAATTAACGCTATTGCAGCCCCGGCGAGGAGGCGAACGCCGTACCAGATGCCAAGCGCTGCAAGGTGATCTCGCCCTTTGATTAACGTATCGATCAGATCGAACGCGAACGAGATCGCGAAGAGAGCGAAAAACGCGTGTCGCCTTCGAATGAAGAAATCTTCGCGGTCCGCATGTTCATGAATGTGGTCGGGGTAAAGCAATGTCGACATCAGGAAGAACAGCGAGGCATACGAAAGAATGAAGACATAGATCCAGAAGTTCCAGTGATCGATGAAGCGAAGCGCAAACTCCCACCACCAGAAGTGAACAGCGCTCAAGAGGAGAACGAACGACCAGATGATCTGCGCATGCCGGCGATCGGTCTTAATGGGCTCCTGGAGCCGGCGGGCCAATCCTGACAAGACGCGCGTGATTGCCAGCCCCAGAATGAGGCTGACGAGGATTCTCAGATGTCCATATGCGTCCACGGTCTTTCAATGCCCTTTGCTGATCGTCAAATCGAAGCATAGCCTCTGAAAGCTTGTCGAGCCAAGAACCCGGAAGTCGGCCATATTGCCGATCATGCGCATGGACTACGGCTTGCTATATCTGCTGCGCTCCCTGAGTACGGCCTGATAGTTGGAGAGAAGAATTATCGCCCCGCCCAGGAATACCCAAAGGTCGATGGCTTCGCCGTAAGCGTAGTAACCAACGATTGCCGCGAGCGGCACGCGAAGAAAGTCGATCGGAATTACAACGGATGCTTCGAGCCTTTTGAGCGCTTGCGCCTGGCAGAAATGAGCGCTGAGCGCACCGACACCAGCAAGCAGCATCCATGGCACATCGGCTACACTGACTGGATGCCAGTCTGTCAGAGCGGCAATAAAACCCAGCGGCAGCTGGATAAGAATCATCCATACGACAATCACACCGGGAGAGCACTCGCGCGTCAGCTCTTTCACGCAGATGAGAGCCAAAGCGTAGAATGCTGCGGCCAGCAGCACGAGACCGGCTGCCGGATCGATCATTCCAAGGCCGGGCCGAGCAATCACCAGTACGCCAATGAAACCGCCCAACGTGGCCAGTATGCGCGGCCGTGTCAGCCTCTCCTTGAGGAATAGCCAGGCAAAGAAAGCAACCCATATGGGCATCGTAAATTCCAGCGCAAAGACCGATGCCAGCGGCAGGAGCACAACGCCGATTGTCCAGAAATACTGTCCTGTGAAATGGACGACGTTCCGCACAATATGTAGCCGGACCATTTTTGCCTGTCTTAATTCGGGCAGGAATTGTCTTGCCAGGACGATGATGATCCCCAAGCCGACGAGAGCCCGGAAGAACAGGACCTGCCGTATGGAGAGCGACGTCGCGAGTTCGCGGGATCCGACAGACATTCCGATAAAGGCGGCCATGCTCAGTGCGACCCATATCAGGCCTTGTGTAAATTCCGCACGGCTGCGTGGCTGATCGAGATGAAGCTTGGTAGTCACTGGATTTCTGTCCTTGCTCGAAAGAGCGTCAATGAGTGGGGATCAAGGGAGCAGACCGTTCGCCTCTGGTGAGACGCGTCCTCGCGGGACGGCAAGGTGCAGCCCATCCTGAGACTGAGTTGCTCAGAGGGCGGTCTGGTCCTGCATATGGCTGACTGATTCTACGGTCAGCCGGCAAACCCGGCCGTCTCGCGTCGTCCAGTCGATTGATTGTCCGACTTTGAGCCCGATCAGCGCGGAGCCTATTGGAGTAAGAACAGAGATTTTGCCTTCGGCGATATTGGCCTTTCCGGGGTAAACAAGCGTGACGTGCCTGTCTTCATTGAGATCCGTCGTGAAGCGAATGGACGAGTCCATTCGCACCACGTCTGCTGCGATGCGCCCATCTTCAACAATGCGGGCGCGCTCGAGTTCACTGAGAAGGAAATCAGCAAGTTCTGCATTTTGGTCGGCGAATCGTTCGGCAAGAAGCGACAGGCGCTTGTGATCGGTTTTCGTTAATACGATCGCCGGCTTGCGGTTTCTCTTCTGGTTGGCGGGCATAGTGCATCTCCGTGCTGAGCGAGCCAGCAATAATGAACCTCGCGAGTGCGAGTGTTGTCTCTGCGGTTTGTGATCTTGTGTCGCTGAATGTGGGTCGAAATGAACGCCCAGTGGCAAACTGCCTATGCCCCACGACCGGGGCGCGACGCGACCGGGTCGGGGGTTATTTGCCTACGATGAGGCGAACCCGCTGAGTGCAAAGATGGAGACGCGTGTTGTTCATGGGGCATGTGTGTCCCCGAACCGATCGCGAGTCAAGTCGGCTTGATCGCGGCGAGTGCGTCGAATTGTCTTGCGTTCTCCATTCCCGGTCTCTGACCGCGTCCAATCGCTTCTCGGTACGTCAAGTTTTTCGGGGCTCTGAAAGCCAACGAAGAAGGAGTGTTTCTTATGATTCCCACCTCCAAAGAGGGCGGTCTCGACCAGCCCTTCTGGTTCGGCGCGCCTGTCGTGCCGGATGACCATGCCGATCTGCCGCAGGCCTCGACGCTCTATCTGGGCGCGGAGGGCGACATTTGCGGCGTGACCCTGGGCGGCACGGAAGTGACGCTGAAGAACCATCCCATCGGTTATGTGCTGGGCGTTTACGTCCGCGTCAAAGAGACCGGCACCACGGCCGGAAACATCGTTGCGCTCTGGTGAGCGCTTTTCTTCCTGAAAGGAATTTGCCATGGCACTGGGCCGCGAACTGATCATCAAGCGCCGGAACGACGCGACGGAAGAATTTGAGATCGTCTGCGTTGTCGAGCAGCGTTCGCTTAACATCAACAATGAGGAAGTGGATACGACGAAGCCGGACTGCGACAATCCGGGCGGGGTGCTGCACTATTCCTCGATCGGCGGCGTCCAGTCCGTGCGCTGGTCGGGATCGGGCGCCTATGTGAGTTCGGCAACGCAGGCGCTTGTGCTGCAGGACGTTCTTGCCCAGGCGCGCGCTGAATATCAGGTGAGCGTTCCAAGCGTTGGAACGTTTGAAGGTTCTATGAGGGTGCTCGCAGCGAACTTCCAGGGCGACAAGACTGGCGAGCTGACCTGCGATCTCTCCGGCGTCTTCGATGGCGATGTCGCCTTTGCGGCGGCTGCCTGATGATGGCCTTCGCCAATGAGCTGCGCGGCGAGGCGGCGGTGACGATCGGTAGCGAGAGCTTCGTTGTCGCCGTCACCTTTGCCGGGCTGATGCACCTGTCGCAGGCCATCGGCGCGCGCACGATGGACGAGATCTATCAGCGCCTGCTCGGTTTCGAACCCTTCGCGGTCTCCTGCGCGATCCGCTGCCTTGCCGTTGCTGATGATGACGAGGGCAGGGCCGCGCTTGCCGCCCGGGTGTTGTCGGGCAAGAACATCTCGGCTGCCGACCAGGCAAGCTGGCGCATCGGCATCGAACAGGCGCTGACCGCTCATATCGAGGCCGGCAATGCGCTGCGCGAAACCTCCTCGCCTCTGGAAGACGTGGAGGCGGCTGTCACCGGAAAAAAGCCTCGGACGACGTCCTGATTGCCGATCACGTCAGGACGCTGTTCGAGCTTGCCGTTTCCGCCGAGCGGATCCACTGGACGCCGGCCACCTTCTGGGCGGCGACGCCCTCCGAGCTTGTCATGACCATCGCCGGCGTAACGGGCCGGTCCCCGCAGACTTCACCCGTCAGCCGCACCCGCATCCGCGAGATTGTCGCGGATCACGGTCCCCAAAAATCCATTCGTCAGAAGGCTGAGCGAAGATGAGCAGACCGGATATTCCTGTCACGATCGGCGCCGATGATCGCGAATTCAGAACCGCGATGACCCGGGTCCGGATGCAGGCGCGCACCGCTGCCAACGACACGGCAAGCTCGTTCCTTTCGATCAAAAAGAAGATTGGAGGACTGGATGGCATCTTCGGGGCATTGCGCGGCGGCCCGGCGGGCCTTGCCGCCTCCCTCGGTCTCGGCGTGATCGTCAGCGAAACGCAGAAGGCCGTCGACGCCGTGGCGGATCTCGGCAAGGCGGCAAAGACCGCCGGCGTCGATTTCGAGGCGTTCCAGGAACTGCGCTATGCGGCGGTCAAGAATCGTATCGAGCTCAACGCTTTGACCGATGGCCTGAAAGAGATGCAGCTTCGCGCCGATGAATTCGTCAAGACTGGTGGTGGGTCTGCTGCCGAGTCTTTTCTGCGTCTCGGCCTTTCCGCCCGGCAGCTCACCCGCATGCTGGAAGACCCGGCGGCGATGTTCGAAACGCTGATCGGCAAGATCCGCGAGCTCGACAGGGCAGCGCAGATCCGGGTTCTGGACGAGATCTTCGGCGGCACGGCTGCGGAGGATTTTGCTGGGCTTATGGACGATACCGGCCAGAGCATTGCGGATGCCCGGGAAGAGGCCCGGGACATGGGCGCGGTGATGGATGACGAGCTTCTGCAACAGGCGGAAGACATCAACGCCGAATGGGAAACCATGGCGCTGATCATCGGCACCAATGTCAAAGGGGCGCTGGTCGATATCGGCGGGCTGATCAGCGGCCTGATCGGCAAGATGCAGGACCTGAGCACAGCCATCCAGAATGCGCGGGTGGGGCTGCGTGCCGCCGAGGCCGGCGCCAAAATGGGCGCCATGGCCGATGGGACAATAGCGCTCCCTCCCGTCGATGTGACAACCGGCTATGACATGGCTGCCGACTACGCGGACTATAATGCCGGCCGCGAAATCTATGAGCAGAAAATGGCCGCCAACCGCGAGGTGACGGCGGAACTGGAGCGGCAGAACGACCTGACCTCGGACCAGCTCGCGCTGGAAAAGGAAATGGCCACCGTCCGCAAGCTCTATGAGGACGCGGGCGGCGCGCCGACAAAGGAAATGGTGCGGGCCCAGGCCGAGGCCCGGCTTGCGGCCAAGACATCGCGGCGAAGCAACGGCAAATCCGGCGGCGGTGGCTCGGCTTCCACTGCGGTCGATCGCGAACGCGAGGCTGTCGAAAAACTCATTCAGGCGCTGCAGGACGAACTGCGGATGACCGAGATGACGGCGGACCAGAAGAAGGTCTTCGAAAATCTCCGCCGTGCCGGCACGGCCGCGACCGACGCTGAAAAAGCCTCGATCCGGGAGCTGACATTTGCGATCGAGGAACAGAGGTACAAGCAGGAAGCCGCCGCCGATACGGCCGAATTCTTCCGCGATACGGCCCGCGACAGCTTCCTGGCGCTGATACCGGCAATCGAGACCGGCAATGCCGCCCTCGACAGCATGATCAACAAGCTGATCGAGGCGGCAGCGCAGGCGGCGCTCTTCGGCGACGGACCGCTTGGCGGTTTGTTGGGTGGCGGGCTGCTTAGTGGCTTCCTGCCGACCCATGCCACGGGCACGAACTTCACCCAGGGCGGCATGGCGCTGGTTGGCGAGCGCGGGCCGGAGATTTTGAAACTGCCGCGCGGCGGCGAGATCATTCCCAATCACCGGCTTGGAGCGGTCAGCTCAACGTTGTCTTCGGGATCGATGATCAGCTCGGTCAGCATTGGCGATATCAATGTGTCGGTTCCGGAGAGCACGGATCCGAAGGATGCCGTGGCGATGGGGAAGGAATTCCGCAAACAGATCGACGCCGTCGTCGACAGGCGTCTTCAGGAAAACGCCCGGGCGCGGGGCATGCTTGCAGGAGGGCCGTTCTGATGGCCGAGAAGTTCGAGCCGCCGGCATGCCCGGCGATCACCAGCACCAAGTCGGTCGAGCTGCGCACGCTGGAGAGCCGCTTCGGCGACGGTTACAGTCAACGCAGCGGTGACGGGCTTAACACAACGGGTGTGAGTTTCAATGCGACGTGGCCCGGCCTGACGCTGGACGAGGCCGATCGGATCGAAAGCTTCTTCCTGTCGCTTCGCGGTTTCCATGCTTTTGAATGGAAGCTGCCGCGCGACAAGGAGGCAAGGCTTTATCGCTGCAAATCCTGGACAAGAACCGGGGCAGGCGGCGCCCATGACACGATCAACGCGACCATTGAAAGGGTCTTCGACCTATGACGGAGCTGAAAGTCTATGACGCCACGGGTGTCCAGCGTCCGATTGCCGCCGAGACCAATCCGGACGGGTCAATCAGTCCGCGCCATGGCTTCTCAGCCGAAGCGGCAGCGCTGGTGGAAGCGGTCCGCGAAGCGGTGGAGATCGTCACCCCGGCCCGCCGACACAAGGCGGTGACGCCATCCGATGATGCGGTGCTGGAGGATGTCCTGACGCTCTTTGTCGGCTTTGGCGGTGCGGTCGCGATCGAGGCGGGCGGTGGCGTGGCCGTCTATCACTGCCAGAGCGGCACGCTTCTGCCGGTCGCCGCCCACAAGGTGCTGGCGACGGGCACGACAGCTTCCGAGATCGTGGCGCTGGTCAAATGACGGGATCGCATTATGGCACGATGCTGGTTGTCGAGCAGGCGGGAAACGGCCTGTCGCAGACAGCGCAGGGGCTGGTGAGCGATGATATCATCCACCTCTATGAACTTGATGCCTCCGTCATCGGCGGCGGCATCTATCGCTTCACGTCATCGGCCTTCGAGGAAGCGCCGGTGTCCTTCTGCGGCAATGTCTATGCGCCGACGCCGATCGAGACCGATGGCTGGGAGATGTCCTCGCAGGGCACGATGCCGCGCCCGACGCTGAAGGTCGCGAATGTCTCCGGCGTGTTGTCGGCCGTGGTCAACGAATTCGGCGACCTGGTGGGCGCGACCTTCCGGCGCATCCGCACCTTTCGACGCTTTCTCGACGGTATGGAAGATGCGGATCCGGACGCGCATTTTCCGGTCGATGTCTATCGGATCGAGCAGAAGACCAACCAAAACCGGGTCTATATCGAGTGGACCTTGGCCGCCGCGATTGATCAACAGGGTCGAAAGCTCCCCGGCCGGCAGGTCATCCAGAGCGCCTGCACGCATACCTATCGGCGCTTCGATCCGGAAACCGGTTCGTTCGACTATTCCAGGGCCACATGCCCCTATGCGGGCTCCGCCTGTTTTGATGCGAAAGGCAATGCGGTTTCGGCGTCGGAGGATCGCTGCAGCAAGCTTCTGCAATCGGGCTGCGTCAAGCGCTTCGGCCATGGCGATCTGCCGACCCGGGCCTTTCCCGGCGTCGGTCGGGCAAACACCTGAAGGATAAGCAATCATGTTTGGTGATGATGTCGCTCGGGAAGCCCGGGCGCATGCGCTTGCCGCATGGCCGGAAGAGGCCTGCGGCGTGGTGTCTGGCGGTCGCTATATCCGCGTCGAAAACATCGCGGCCGATCGTGAGAACGGCTTCGAGATGCCGGCGGAAACCTGGCTGAAGTTCCAGCCGGAAGCGGTCATTCACAGCCACAATGCCAAAGCGCATCCACACTGGCCGTCAAAAGCCGATATGGACAGTCAGATCGCGGCGCATATCCCGTTCGGGATTGTGAGTTGCGACGGCGAGGTGACGACGCCCATTCTCTGGTGGGGCGATCACTGCCTGGATGCACCGCTGACGGGCCGGTCCTTCGTGCCGGGTGTGTTCGATTGCTACGGGCTAGTGCGCAGCTGGTGCTGGCAGGAACGCGGCATCCGCCTTCCAGACTTCGCTCGCTCGAAAAGCTGGTGGGAAGACGGCGAGAACCTGCTTGCCGATCACTTCGAAGAGGCAGGCTTCCGGGCGGTCGATGGGTCGGAAGTCCGGCCGGGCGATGTGTTCTTCATGCGGCTGGTGTCGAAGGTGCCGTGCCATTCCGGCATTCTGCTCGCGGATGGCCTTTGCCTGCATCACCTCGATGGACGGCTGTCACGACGCGAACCCATCGGGCCGTGGTTGAGACGAGTTACCCATTGCGTTCGCTACATCGGCTAAGTTCTCGAATTCAGATATCGTTTTAAGCTGATCGCGAAGCTTACCTACGGTCATATGAAGATCGTAGCTGGCTTGTGCGTGCATCCAGAACTCAGGACTCGTGCGAAAGTATTTTGCAAGCTTGAGCGCAAGCTCTGCAGAAATCGGAGAGACCTCCTTCACAAGCAGATCGATATCTTCGGATGAGACTTTCAGGGCGCTGGCGAGTTGGCTTGGATCAATCTCGAGCGGAACGAGGTATTCTTCGCGAAGGATTTCGCCGGGATGAACCGCAGGTAACGTACTGTCCAAAGTCTTGCTCCCCCAACCATTACGAAAGTGGACCAATAATTTAAGTTCGTCAGTGCTTTCATATTAACGCAAGATTAATCTGAATATTGGTGGAGTCAAGCGACCTGGCGACGGTCGCTATCGTACCAGTTCTGCTATGCCAAATGCTGGTGTTCGAGCAGATAGAGCACGAGTGACCAAGTCGAAGTGGGGCAGATCTGTTTCTCGTTGGGTGTGGTACCGGGATTAGTCAGCTTGCGATTTCGCGGCGTGCCAGATCGGCCAGGAACGCGGATCGTGTCAGACCGTGCGCTTTTGCATACTGATCGACCGCGCTCAGGAGGCCTGCATCCATAGTGATGTTGGCCTTGGTGGTTCTGCCGCTCAATTGGATGAAGGGCACGGCAAGCAGAAAGGCGCCCTCGGCCAGATCACGTGCCACGTCGCTATCAGCGCGAACGGCGTCGAGTGAGCGCGCCTCGGGCAGATCCTCGCCTTCCAGGTGGAGCGCAAGCGCTTCGCTTGCATTGGCCAGAAGATCATTCATGTCGTCGGCGGCCGAGAAGCAGCCGGGAACATCCGGAAAGTGCACACCAAAAGCGCTGTCGCCTTCCTGATGAACCACTGCAATGTAGTAATGCATGGCGCTTTCCTTTCCTTACAGCCAACCGGCTTGCTTGTAGATGTTGCGCACTGTGCCAATCGGCAAGTCTTTCTTGGGATGAGGGACGGTGACGGTCTTGTCGTCCTTTTTGAACTTGTGGTGCGACCCCGTCACCTTGACCAGTTCGAAGCCATCATTCTCCAAGTGTTTGATGATCTTTCGACTGTTGGTGTCCATCAACTCATTCCCTCTCTATGCGCATATATATACGCCTTAAGCTGTCGGCTTTCAAGCAATTATACGCATAAGAATACGTATAGCGTGACCGATGAAGAGAACCATTCACCTCCACGGCGATCTCGCCCGGAAGTTCGCGCCCGTCTACCAGCTCGACGTCGCCAGCGCCGGCGAGGCGGGCCAGGCGCTCGCCGCCGTCGTGCCGGGCTTCCGCCAATATGCGGCTGACCGGAACTTTCGTGTCCTGCGCGGGGATCCGGAAACCGGTATGGCGCTCGGGCCGGATGATCTCGACTTTCAGCTCGGGGATGCGGATCTCCATATCGTTCCGGTCATCGCCGGCGCGGGCAATCGCGGGCTTGGCAAGATCATCGCCGGCGTCTTCCTGATCGGGGCGGCCTTCATGTTTCCGGGCGCGATCACCGGCATCGGTATTGGCGGCTCGACGATCGGCGGGGCGATGAAGGGTCTTGGCGTGGCGCTTGCCATGGGCGGGCTCGGGCAGATGCTGTCGCCTGCGCCGAAGATCAATAGCAACAATGGCGAGGACCAGTCCTCCTACCTCTTCAGCGGTGGCGCCAATGTCACGACCGAAGGCGGTCCCGTGCCGCTGGTCTATGGGCGCGGTTTCCGCGTCAAGCCGGTGCTGATCGCCGCCGGGCTTTCCACCGAAGACGTGGCCATTTGAGTTACCGGATACAATCTCATGCATGATTTGCGCATCTCCGGCCGTGGCGGCGGCAAGGGCGGCAAGAGCGGCGGCTCGGGCGGCTACAGCGAGGCGGCGAACACGCTGCGCTCGAAACAGACGCTGCGTCTTCTGTTCCTGGTGAGCGAAGGCGTCACTGGCGGGCTTAAGGATGGGGCGAAGTCGATCTTCTTCGATGATGTGCCGGTCCAGAATAGCGACGGCACGTTCAACTTCGAGGGCGGCTCGTTCGAGACCCGCAATGGCTTTCCCGATCAGGCGGCCCTGTCCGGCTTTCCGGCCGTCGAGAACGAACAGGGCGTCGGTGTCGAGATCAAGAAGGATCTGTCGGCAACGCGGGCGATCACCAATCTCGCGGCAACGGCGGTGCGCGTCTCCATTCAGGTGCCGCAGCTGATCTTCACCGATCCCGACAATGGCAATGTCAAGGAGAATGCCGTCGATATCGCCATCGATCGCCGCACCGAGGATGGCACATGGCAAGAAGTCCGCAGCGATACGATCTCGGGCAAATGCACCTCGCCCTATGTCCGGGCCTACCGGATCCCGCTTGAGGGAACCGGGCCATGGTATATCCGCGTGCGGCGGCTCTCCGAGGATGCAAACGGCACGACCTCGAACAACCAGACCTATTGGTCCTCCTATACGGTGATCGAAGACTACCGGCTGACCTATCCCGACAGTGCGGTGATGGGTGTGACGCTCGATGCGGCCGAGTTCGGCGGCGGCGCCATTCCGACGGTTTCGGTCGACTGGGCCGGGATCGAGATCGCTGTCCCGTCGAACTATGATCCGGAAACGCGAAGCTATGCGGGTGTCTGGGATGGGACGTTCAAACGCGCTGTCACCGATAACCCGGCCTGGATCTTTTACGACCTTGTGGTCAATGACCGCTATGGCCTCGGCCAATATGTCGATGTCGGGCAGGTGTCCAAATGGGCGTTTTACGAGATCGCGCGCTATTGCGATGAAGCGGTTGATGATGGGTTCGGGGGCAAGGAACCGCGCTATACCTTCAACGGCGCCATCACCTCGCGCGATGAGGCGATCAATGTGCTGACGGCCTTTGCCGGCGTGTTCCGGGGGATGGTCTATTGGGGCACGGGGGCAGTCACGGCGGTTTGCGACAAGCCTGCCGATCCCGTCAAACTGGTGACGCCGGCCAATGTGGTCGACGGCACGTTCAGCTATCAGGGATCGGCGCTCTCGGCCCGCCACACGCAAGTGCTGGTCCGCTGGTTCGATCCGGCCAACAATTATATGCCCGCCATCGAAGTGGTCGAGGATGCTGAGGCGGTGGCCCGCTACGGATCGCGCCAGACCGAGATCCAGGCGATCGGCTGCTGCTCGCGTGGGCAGGCGCATCGCTATGGAGCATGGCTGCTCGATACGGAACAGAATTCGACCGAGGTCGTGACCTATCGGGCCGGGCTCGATCATGCCGATGTCGCGCCGGGCGATTTGGTGCTGGTCGCCGATCCCTCCTATGCCGGCGTGCGCTATGGCGGCCGGGTGAAGGCGGTGTCCGAAGATCTGGCGTCGGTAACGCTTGATGCGCCGGTGACATTGGCAGACGGCGATGCCTACACGCTGACCGTGGCCATGCCCGATGGCACGCTTGCCGATCGGGTCGTCGTGAACGGGGCAGGGGAAGTAGAAACGCTTGTCCTGTCCTCGGCCCTGCCGGATCGACCGGTTACCGGCGCGATGTGGATCCTGACCGGATCGGATGCGGCGCCGCGTCCGTTCCGGGTGCTGTCGATCACGGAAAACGACAAGCATCAGTTCGATGTCTCGGCGCTGATCTATGACGCGACCAAATGGGATCGCGTCGAGAAAGGGCTGGAGCTCGAACCGCCATCCTTCTCGACCTATCCGACCGGGCCGCTTCTGGCCCCCTCCGGTATGACGGTCGCCGAATATCTCTATCTTGCCGGTGGCGTTTCCGCGCGTGGTGCCGTCACCATCGGCTGGAGCGCGCCGAATGATACAAGGGGAACGCTCTATGAGGTTCAGTATCAGGGGCCGGGCGGGATCTGGCTGAATGTCGGAACAACGGAAAGCGTTTCGATCGACCTGCAGGATCTCGATCCGGGGATCTACAGTTTCCGAGTCCGCTCGGTCTTTGCCGCTCTCAATCAGCGCTCGCCCTGGGCAACGCTCGATGGTGTTTATCTGTCAAGCCTGCTGTCGCCGCCTGCCAATGTCGAGCGGTTCAATATCGCGGTGATCGGCGATGTTGCCACGCTCACGTGGGCGCCGGTGAAGGCACTGAACCTGTCGCACTACGTGATCCGCTATTCGCCAGAACTGACGGGCGTGTCCTGGCGCTCATCCGGCGCCCAGCTCGATCATGTGGATGCGACCAGCGTGCAGATCCCGACGCGGCCGGGGACCTACCTGATCAAGGCGGTGACGCGGCAGGGCGTTGAAAGTCCGCTTGCGACCATCATCCAGACCACGGTCGGCGCCACGCCGATGAATGCAGTGGAACGCTTTGTCGAACAGCCGGCCTGGTCCGGCACCTTTGACGGCTGCCGTGTGGGGGAGCCGGGCCTGCGACTTGCGGAAACAGAAGAGGGCGGGCTCACCCCGTCCGGCACTTACGTCTCTTCGCGCACGATCGATCTCGGCTCGGTCTTTACGTCCAGGGTCACGCCAGTGCTTTCCGTCTATGGGCAGGATCTCGATGACACGATGGCCAAATGGCCGGTGCTGAGTGCGCTGGACGGCATTGTCGGCGCGGATGCGTCGAAGTGGAATGTGGTCATGGAGATGCGCACCACCGATGATGATCCGGAAAGCGTCGGTATTGTCTGGTCGGACTGGCGGGAAGCCGCGACCGGCGATGTGGCGGCCAGGGCCTATCAGATGCGGCTGATGCTGTCTTCGGTCGACGACAACATCACGCCGATCGTCGCGCGGGCGGAACTGACGGTCGATATGCCCGACCGGATCCTGAGCGGCAACAATCTCGCCGTGCCCACCGGCGGGAGGAGGATCGACTTTGATCCGCCTTACTTCGGTCTGACCGGGCTTTCTGTCTCGGCTGAGGGGCTTCGCTTCGGCGACTTTTACGAGATCGCAAACAAGGATGAGAGCGGCTTTGACATCGTGTTCAAAGACCGGTCCGGCACGCCGGTCGGGCGCTCTTTCGACTATGTGGCTGCCGGCTACGGAAAGGTACATGCATGACGCAGTATAACAACGTGACGATCGATCCGACCGTCACCAATGGCGCGCAGCTTGCGGCCAATATCAGCAACTGGCGGACAGCGAGCCTGTCCATGCATAGCGGTGTGGAGCGCCCAGCCTATGCGACAAGCGGCACGATGTGGATCAGCACGGCCTCGAAACCATGGAAACTCTTTGTCTTCGACGGGGCGGCCGATGTCGCGATCGGGGAACTGGATCCGGACGGGCATGGCTTTCTGAGCGCCGGGGGAACCGACTTCACCAATGACCTGATGACGGCCGAGACGGATGAAAGTGCCCGGGACAAGCTGGGCGCATTTTCGACAAGCGGTGGAGCGATCACGGGATTTGTGAGGGTCTTGTTCGATGGCGCGACGCTAGCGTCGTTCCAGGCGAGCGGCCAGAGCGATGCCCGGATCGAGTTCCGGTCGAATAATGGCGGCAATGGTTATGTCGAGATCGGCCAGCGCAACAATGGCGACGGCTTCATCTTGTCGCGGGGCATGGAGTATTCGTTCCGCAGTGACGGCATCTTGTCGTCGGCGGCGGGCTGGTCGGTCCATCAGGATGGCAATGTCAGCGGTAGTCGCTGGCAAAGCTGGGGTAGTCCTTATGCCTTTGAGGCCGTCAGCAACAGGATCGAAGACCGTGCTGCAGCGCATGCCGGCAACAAGGCACCGAAAGGTGCGCGGATCCAGCACGATTCCGGCACTTACGATATCGGCGGCTGCGATGTCGGTTTTGGCGACTACACGGTCGATTGTGCCGGAAGTCAGGCCCTGACAGGGCTTCAATGCTTCAGTGGCGGTAACCAGTGGGTAAGGCTTCGCGCAAGATATCTGAGGAATTCCTGATGGTAGAAACGATCTCTCCTGACAGTTCCAATGCGCTTAATCCGGATATTGACCGTGACGCGTTGGAATATCTGCTTTCGCTCGAATTTCCGGATCTGAAACCGGGCCGTGACTTTCTGGCCGGGCATCTGGAACGGCGATCCGGAGGACGACTTGGCTCGGCTGTGATCCTCGAATGGCATGTCGATGTTGAGTTCCCTTCTCCGGATGATCTTCACGCTATGCTCGATACGCATCGAGTAGCGGTGGACGCGTTCATCCGGGATCGCGACATCCGGACAATGCTGATTGCCATTGATGCCGAGCGTGACCGCCGGATCGCGGCGGGCTTCGTGTTCCGGGGCATTCTCTACCAGTCCCGAGCGGAAGACCGTGAGAACATTGCCGGCGCGGCAACAGCGGCTCTCGGCGCCATGATCAATGGTGCTGAAGCCGACGACTATCGCTGGCACGGCGGGGACAGCGACTTTGTCTGGATTGCCGCCGACAACAGCACAAACAGAATGGATGCCGCGACCATGTATGCGTTCGGCCAGGCGGCGCTTGCCCATAAACAGGCGCATATCTTCGCTGCCCGGGCGCTGAAGGATCTATCACCGATCCCGACCGATTTTGCCGCCGACAGACACTGGCCGGAGTAGCCCCATGCCTTCACTGACAACCGGACTGAGCCTTGCGGCCATACGACCGCCGGGGCACGGGCGCTGGTGGGCATCCGCCGCCTGGCGGGCCATTGATGCCAGCACGGGATTGATGCACGGGCCCGCCGCCGTCGTGGATTTTGGCCGCAGTCGCTATGCGATCCCCGAAGGGTGGTGGGAACTGCCGGCCTATGCGGCAGGCGATGCCGAGGGCGTCGCGCGGCCGCCTTCCGCCATTCTGGATTTTTCCTCTAACCGATATGCGAGGTAGCAATGCGCAACGCGACATTTGCCGACATGATTACCTTCACCCGGCCGGGGGCTGCGACCTATGTCGGCGCCGACGGCTTGATCCATACGGCGGCGGCGAACCTGCCGCGCTTCGACTACACCAACGGGCGGCGGCAATTGCTGCTTGAGGGGCCGGCGACCAACCTCATTCTCAATTCCCCGGCTCTGTCGACGCAATCCGTCACGGTCTCGGCCGCAACATACACGCTGAGTTTCCAAGGCACGGGGACGGTCACGCTGTCCGGGGCTTATTCTGGAGCGCTTGTGGGCACGGGGGCATCGGATCGGGTGTCGCTGACCTTCGCCGCGACTGCGGGGACGTTGACCGCCACGGTTTCGGGCAGCGTCGCCAATGCGCAGGTCGAGGCCGGTTCGTATCCCTCCTCCTATATCCCGACGGCCGGCAGCGCGGTGACGCGTCCGGCCGACAGCGCCCGGCTGACCGATGCGGTCGCCGAACTGGTCCGGCGCGATGCGGTCACGATCGTGGCCCAGGCCTTCCAACCCTTCGCAACGAGCTTCACCCGCCGATGGATGGGCACGAGCCATACGATAATGGGGCTGGACACGAGCAAGAAGCCCTCCCAGTGGGATGGCGCGGGGCCTGTCTTGTCAATTCCCTCTGGGGTTGATGATCAGGCCGATCTCGGGCTCGGCGTGGCCTGGGATGATTCGGGGCGTCGGATTTCGGCTGCGGGCATCTCGGCAGGAGACGCGCATCAACCGGCATTCGCCGGCAATGTGTTCCTCGGGCGCGACAACAGCGGCAATTTTGCCCCCGGCTGGTACGATCAGATCGTGATCTGGCCGTTCCGGATGACGGACGAAGACCTTGCGGCAAAGGCGGTGGCCTATGCGTGACCATTTCCTGAAATTCGCGGATCACGCCGAGGCATTGTTGGCGCTTGAGGCCGCGGGCGTGACAGTTCCCGCCGGCAAACTTGCCTATCTCGACGCCGGCCTGCCGGAGGCTCTTCTGGTGCTCAAACCCGTCGGGGCGGCTTGCGACGGCCTGGTCTATGCGCCGACCGGCGAGACCGCGACCGATGGCGAGGGCTTTGACTATCCGTTGATGGAAGCCGTCGAGGGCTTCCACGTCAATCTCCGCATGACCGATGGCGCGGCGCTGCCGGCGGCGCTCGTTGACTTCGAGGTCGCGCCGCAACCGGCAACGCCGGCCGAAAGGTTTGCCTGACCGCTTGCCGGCCTGAACGACTGCCGGAATGCCCGGCGCCAACTTCAAGGGAAATTAGAATATGGAAATCACCACGGTCTCCGAACCGGGGGCAGCCTTCGTGCGCGGTCACGAGGGCGCGCCCACCGTTGCCTATATCGATCCGACCGGCACGCCGACACTCTTTGCCGGCTTCACGATGAACTCGCCCTATTGCCGGCTGGAGCTGGCAAAGATCGGGATCACCAAAATCGTGCCCGGCAAGACGAAAATCTTGGTCGAAGATGGCGACCGGATCTTCCGCGCCGTCCTCAATCAGGGCTATGCGAAAGAGGTCGTCGCCAACTCGCCGGCGGATCGCACGCAGTATCAGCTCGATGCCGCAACCAGCGCTGCCTATAATCTCGGCGGCCGCGTGGTCAGCACATGGCGCTTCGGTAAGCTCTGGCGCGCCGGCAAGCTGAAGGCGGCGGCGGATTACCTCGCCACGCATTACAACACCTCGAATGGAAAGCGCCTGCCCGGGCTGGTGCGCCGCCGCAGGGAAGAGGCGCTGCTGTTCGAAAAGGGTGTCTACACCGGTGTGGATGCTTCCGCGCCCGAAGGTGTTCCGCGCAAGGCCACGGGCACCGTGCCTGAAACAGGTGATCCCGTCGTGCGCGATGTCCAGACGATGCTCTCCAAGCGTGGCTTTGATCCGGGCGCGATCGATGGCTGGTTCGGCGAGAAGACGAAAGCGGCTGTGCTTGCCTATCAGATGGCGCATCCGCATCTCGTCAATGACGGGATCATCGGCCCGGCGACCATTGCCCAGTTGCGCCGCGACATGAAGGCCGTTGGGGATGCCGCGCAAAAATCCGGGGTCTCGGCTGCGGCAACCGGCGCGTTCGCCTGGGCTTCTGGTCTGCCGGTCGGCTGGATTGTCGGCGGCGTGGCCGTTGCCGCAGCGCTCTGGTTCGCATGGCGCTACCGCGATGTGATCGCGCGTCGGATCAACACGCTCACCGGTCATGAGGTGTGGGTATGATTGCCGCACTTCTGACATGGCTCGCCAAGGTGGGGGCGGGCGGCCTTATCGACCGCGCCGCCGACCTGATCGAACAGCGGGCGGAACAGGCAAACGACCGGGAGAAGATCAAGGCCGAACTGACAGCGGAATATCTTCGGCAGTTGGTTGCCGAAACCCGCGAGATGGCGGCGCTCAACAAGGCCAAGTTCGCCGTGCCGTGGTTCTGGCTGTTTGCCGGCTTCTTCCTCGTGCCGCTTGCCGTCTGGTGGGCAGCGATCTGCCTTTACAACATGCTCTGGTGCCCGGACTGCATCTATGCGCAGCCCTGGACGATCGCCGCCTTTCCCGCCCCGCTCGATGCCTGGGCGGGCAACATGATCCAGTGGGTCTTCTATGTCGGTTCGGGCGTTGCCGGGCTGCGCGCAATCATCAAGTAACGAGGGCAGGGCATGACGGTCGATCTCGCGCGTCATCTGGGAGAGGTTCAGGGCAAGCTCGATGCCCTGATCCGCAAGGTGGATGAAAACCGCAGCGGCAATGACGAAATCCACGACCGGCTGAATACGGTCGAGCACCAGAACGAACGCCTGCTCGAGCAGAACAAGGCTCTGTCAAAACGTCTCGGCGAAACCGAGGAGTTCGTCGCCGAATACCAGAAGATCAAGCAGATCGGTCGGGGCTACATCCTCGGCGCCGCCATGGCCGGGACCGGGTTCGGCGTGTGGCTTTCCGATGGGCTGATGCAGGTGCTGAAGGCGCTGAAGGGTGGGTAGATGCTGAAGTTTCTTGATTCAACAGTCAAGAATGCCTAACGATGTGATATTAAATAGGTTTCGTCTAAAGGTGAGGTTGCTTCG